TGAAGTGTATGAGATGTTGAAAGACGGCAAGCCGCTGAAGTTCGACACTCTTGTGAAGCGTCTTGGCTGTAAGCCTGTGACTGCGATGGTCTTGATCTGCGCACTGAAGCGTGACTGCGGCGCGAATATTGAGACGATCCGCGATGGTCGTAAGGTTGAATCGTACCAGTTGCATAATGCTCTTGCGATTGCGAGCAAGATGGTTGGTTCAGTGAAGGCTACCAAGGCACCGAAGGCTGCAAAGGTTGCTGTGCTGAAGACCAAGACTGCGGTAACTCGTAAGTCTGCTGCAGTTGCGACTGATGAGACCCCGACAGTCGAGGTTGAGGAGGTTGAGTTTGATGAACTCGCCTCGCTGAAGGCTGAGTTGGGTCTGGGTGAGTCTTATTCGGAGTAAGATTCGCGCTAACAAAGTGGGGACTTCGGTCCCCATTTTTTCTACAGGTGAAGTATGACTACGATTAATACGAATGATGATGAATTGCTTGCGATTGAGATTGCGTATGGTGAACTCACGCGCAAGTTTGCAGAGCAGGGAATAAGTCCGTTTGCTTGTGCTGCAATCATGACCAAGATCGCGTTTATGATTTACAAGACTTCATTGAACGCTGAGGATTATGATGCGATGATCAATACAATCTCAGACAACCGAGATGAGATCAAGTCGTTTGAAGAATATGGAAGTGCAGGACGATTGAACTGATGATCATTTTTATCATTACAATCACTCTTGCTTGGTGGTTGACTAAAATGTTCTGGGGTGATAAGATCGGAAAATATAGTTTGTTTCTATATGTTCCAATCGGATTGTTCGGTGCATTTTTAAGTCTTGCCGATGAGAGTGGTAGTGAGTTATTCAGTCTTGGATTTGCACTATCATTGATCTTTGCATTTTGTTTTGCGGCGATCAATGTTCTTGCTTTGATCATTGTAGCGTTTCGTAGAATGGACTGGTCGAATCCCGAACATCAACGAGCGTTTTTGCAAGGATTGTTTGGTGCCGTTTCGAAAGGTGGTGGTTCATCTTCTTATTCCAGTGATAATTATGGCTCTTATGTGATTCAGTATCGCCGTCATGGCAGTTGGATTGATGGTCCTGGATCAAATGATGAGCGTGTTGCTGAGTCGATGTTCGACAACTTTGTTTCGAATGATCCACGTGGTGAAAATCGTTGCCGTTTGGTTTATAAAGTCAACGGTCGTGTTCAACAAGTATTGAGTACAAACTAATGAAACGTCAATGGCGTCTTGCCGATAAAAACAATCATTACTATCATCAATCATATAATGGATTGATTGTAGGTCATGCGTACAATGTTGTTCATACAATTGTTTGGGGTGCCAAGATTCCAATCAATGCTGCTGAGGAATTAATTCTCGGTCAGTACGTTGAACTTGAATATGCCAAACGCGCGATTGAAGAATATTGGGAAGAGAAAGATCGAACTTTAGAGGTGCCACATGAACATCTTCTACCTGGATACGGATCATAAAATTTGCGCGCAACAACATTGCGACAAACATGTTGTCAAGATGATTGTTGAGTATGCGCAATTAATGTCAACTGCTCATCGCATTCTAGATGGCAATCACTATTTCGACAAAAGCAAAAACAATCGAAAGATTCATCGCTGGAAATTAGATCAGTATCGCGAAGATACTATGTATCATGCAGTGAGTTGGAATCATCCTTCTGCTATTTGGGTTCGAGAGTCTTTCGACCACTATCAGTGGCTCTGGAATATGGCTTCTGAACTCTGTCAGGAATATCGTCATCGCTATGGTGGCGCGAATGATAAGCAGCACAAGTCGTCGCTTGTCATCCAGAAACTCAGTTTCGCTCCTGACAATATTCCTCGAACGGGTATATTCTCAGAGCCTCCGCAAGCCATGCCAGAGGATGTGAAGGTTCCTGGAAACTCGATCGCTGCTTATCATAACTATTATCGAGTGCACAAGAAACGTTTTGCTCGATGGACCAATCGTGAGGTGCCTTCGTGGTATAAATAAGAGGATGAAGAAATTCCTCGATTATCTACAAGAAGAAGTATCCAGAACCCAAGGGCTTCACGTTTTCGACGTGGATGATACCCTCTTTCACACGACTGCCAAGATCCGCGTGATGAAAGGAAAGAAACAAGTCGCCTCTCTTTCCAACTCAGAATACAACACGCACGAACTCCCTACAGGTCATCATTACGATTATTCTGAGTTTCGTTCTGCAGAAAAGTTCGATACTGAATCAAAACCAAATCAGCGTATGATTCAGAAGATGAAGCAGTTGCACGATAAGACCAAGAAGGGTGGTGGCAAGGTGATCATCAATACCGCAAGAGCAGATTTCGATAACAAAGATCGTTTCCTTGATGCATTCCGTAAGCATGATGTTGACATTGATAACATTCATGTTCATCGCGCTGGCAATTTAAAAACCAAAGGCACTGTTGCCGATAAGAAAGCATCAATCATTCGCAATCAAATTCAAAAGGGAAATTACAAACATGTTTCTCTTTATGATGACAGCGAACAAAATCTCAAGTCATTCTTAGACTTAAAGAAAGAATTTCCGCACATTAATTTTAATGCGCATCACGTGAAGCCTGATGGAAAATCTAAACGTTACACTAGGTGATATATGCCGATTTATGAGTTTGTGAATACAAAAACGAAGAAGATTGAAGAATATAGCATGTCTGTTTCTGCCTACGATCAGTTTAAGGCAGACAATCCGCACCTAGAAAGATATTACAGTGAAGCGCCAATGTTTAGTTATTCTGGCGCCAAAGACTTCAATACAAAAACCGATAACACTTGGAAAGAAGTGATGACTAAGATTGCTGAGCACCATCCAGCAAGTCAACTCGCTGATAAAGTCTTGAAGAAGAAAACAAAAGACATTAAGACTCGCCAAGTGCTTGACAAGTATAACAAAAAGCAAGCCGCAGCACGTGCTGGGAAGTAGGGAGTCGTGTCAAAAAAGAAAAACAGCAATTCAGCCAGTTACATAGAAATCACTTCAGAAACTATTGAGAAAAAGCCACCGCGAATTAAAGCAGCGGAACTCAAGAAGTTCGAACCACTCACTCCAAACCAAGCAAAGTTCTTTGAAACTTATGCAAGGGGTGATTACTTTACCATGCTCTGCGGTTCAGCAGGTACTGGTAAAACATTCATTGCTTGCTACAAAGCAATTGAAGAAGTCTTAGATAAAACATCACCATTTCATCGCATAATCATTGTTCGCTCTGCTGTTCAGTCTCGTGATCTTGGATTCACTCCAGGATCTGTAGAAGAAAAGATGAGTTTGTATGAACAACCTTATATGCAGATCTGTCATACGTTGTTTGGTCGTCGTGATGCATATGATGCGATGAAGGAATGTGGTCGTATTGAATTCATTTCTACCAGTTTCATTCGCGGTATGAGTTTCGATGATGCTGTCATCATCGTCGACGAATGTCAGAATATGACTTGGGAAGAATTGACAACAATTATGACTCGTGTTGGTCATCGTTCGAAGATTATCTTCTGCGGTGATTATCGCCAAACAGATCTATATCGTAAGGCTGGAGATAAATCTGGACTTTGGAAGTTTCACGAAGTCGCCAAGACTATGAAGTCATTTACGAATATTGAATTCACAACAGAAGATATCGTCCGCAGTAGTCTTGTCAAGGACTTCTTGGTTGCTGTTGAGAAATACGAAAGACAAGAAATTACTTGACTTTTACTTGACTTTGGTATAGAATAACTATGTCTGGTTTCATTGAGTATCTTTGTTATGTTTAATCGTATTCGTCATGACTTTCCCAAACTCTTGCAAGAGAACGTCGACGGCACTCGCTGTTACGTGACTCCGACTGGAGAGAGATATCCTTCTGTGACCACAGTTCTTTCGGATTATGGAAAAGAAGGTATCTTGGAATGGCGCAAGAGAGTTGGTGAAGCCAAAGCCAATGAGATCTCTCGCAAAGCCACCACTCGAGGCACTGGTGTCCACAAAGCACTAGAAATGTATCTCAGCAATGAGGATGTTTCTTCTCTCGAGATGCTACCGAACGTCAAGTCTCTTTTCGTTCGAATGAAGCAAGAAATAGACGCCAAGGTCAATAACATTCATTGCCTCGAGGATCGTCTCTTCTCTCATGAACTTAAACTTGCAGGAACTGTAGATTGTATTGCCGAGCATAATGGCATTCTCTCTGTGATCGACTTTAAGACTTCCGTTCGTCTCAAGAAAAAAGAGAACATCGGCAACTACTTTATGCAAGCAGCAGCATATCGACAGATGTTCTACGAGATGACTGGTCTTGATGCCAAACAAGTCATTATTCTCATCGGTGTTGATACCGCCAACTTCTGCCAAACTCTTGTCGTAAAAGAGGATGAGTTGGAACTACACAAGCAAGAATTGCTTAAATATATCGAAGCCTACAGAACCAAGAATAACTTGCCTTTGCTTTGATTCTGTAGTATAATATATCTGTCCGTTACGTTGGAGAAGCAAATGAAATGCGTAAGTTTAGTTGCTATGAGTGCAGTCCTCCTGCTTGGCTCACAAAATGCCGCCGCGCAGAGTCAGGGAGATATCGACGTATTGCTGGGTGCCGCTGCTGGAGCCGCAATTGGTTCTACGATCGGCGACGGTGATGGTCGTAAGATTGCCACCGTTGTTGGTGGGTTGATTGGTGCCAATATGGCAAGAAATAGTAATGAGCAAAGCCATGGCTATCGCTATGTTGGTCGTCGGTTCGAATCGATTTGTAAAGATAAAGTCCCTGCTGAGTATCGAAACAATGCTGGTGTTGCCCGTTCTTGGGTACAAGGTTGTGTTGCTCGCCTTGAGCAACGTCAGGCTGAACTTGAACAACAAGCATTTGAGGAGGCTTTGAATGGACCTGCCAATTAATGAATATGAGTTGAGTGTGATCATTGAAACACTTCAACGTGATGGTCGATGGGAATTGCGCGATCGTCTTTTGCTTGTGCAGCAGTTGATGAAAGAAGGCAAGCCATACAAGAAGATTCTCCGCGAAGAATATAATCTCGTCGCATAATAGTCTCTCTCAATCATTTCGATTAAATTAATTTATCGCTGAAGCGATAGATTCAGGGAATATTTTGCATATATACCCTTGTGTATAGGTTTCGTATAGGTTTTAGTTATACAGGAGTTTGAAAATGAAGACAGTTGGAGAAAAGTTAGAAGAATTTCGTATCACTGGTGTGAAGCCTGGTGCTCTTACACCTGACAATGCTTTTGAAGATATTACTGAAACATCATTCGAAGGCAAGTGGAAGGTTATTGTCTATTATCCAAAAGATTTTACTTTCGTGTGCCCAACGGAAATCGTTGCTTATGATAAGTTGAACAAAGATTTTGCTGACCGCGATGCGGTTCTTTTGATCGGTTCAACTGACAACGAGTTCTGTAAGTTGGCATGGAAGAATGCTCATGAAGATCTTAAGAAGACAACTTCTTGGTTCTTTGCTGATACTGCTCGTGGTGATGATGCTTACTACAATGACAACTTCAGCCTTGTTGAGCAACTCGGTGTGTTCTACAAGCCAGCAGGTGCTGCTCTTCGCGCAACGTTTATCGTTGACCCAGATGGAATCATTCAGCATGTCACTGTGAATAATCTAAACGTCGGACGCAATCCAGAGGAAACACTTCGTATCCTCGATGCTTTGCAGACGGGTGAACTTTGCCAGTGCAATCGTCAGGTTGGTGAAGCAACTCTCTCAAAATAAAGGAAAACTTAAATGAAGAAATTAATCATTGGATTGATTATGTTATCTGCGCCAGCGATGGCTCAAGACCGCGTGACGCAGTATGACTTTGACAAGGATGGCAAAGTTTCTTTTGAAGATGTAAATCGTTATTGCACAGTATCAAGTGCATTGTTTGAAAGAGCAGACAAGAACCAAGATGGCTTTTTGAGCAACTCAGAAATGCGTCAAGCAAAAGCCTATTTGTTCTCACGCTGCGCGGAAGTACCAAAGAACGGATAATATTATGAAAGCGAACGTCTGTGAAGTTTGTGGTTACGTCTATGAAGAAAACCAATACGGACGGTTTGAAGATCTGCATGAGGATTGGGCGTGCCCTCATTGCGGATCAGAAAAGGATATGTTTGAAGAGAAAGAAATCGAAGAGGATGAATTATGAGTTGGGTTGATACAATTAAAGATTCATTGCCAGAATATGCAAAAGATACAAAATTAAATCTTGACGCAGTTCTGTTGAGAAGTTCTCTCGATCCAGTTGTTGCGCACGGATGCGCAGTGGCTGCAGCCATGGCTACTGGCAACGGCAAGTTACTATCATTCATTGAACAAGGAATGGAAAATTCTGTTGAATGTGATGCTGCTTTGACTGCTGCTACCATTATGGCTCAAAATAATGTTTGGTATCCTTATGTTGAAATGGCAGAAGATCCTGCATTGAAGGGACTCCCTGCAGGACTTCGTATGAATGCAATCGCTAATCATGGTGGCACTTCAAAAGTCAATTTTGAAGCATACTCTCTCGCTGCCTCAATCGTAGGCAAATGCCACTTCTGCGTCAAAGCGCACTATGATACTCTCAAAAAGGAAGGAATGAGTGTTGAACAGTTACGTGATGTTGGTCGTATTGCGGCAGTAATTAACTCTGTCGCAAAAGTTCTAAACGGCTAAATAATAGACCAATTTAATGGTTGTAAACTGACAATTAAAGGTGTTCTGGACTCGGGTTCGACCCCCGACATCTCCACCAAATGCCCATCACCTCTGCAGCAATGTACGTGATGGCTATCTGACGGGGATGAATTTGGCTTCGACAGGGCAAGTAATAACCTGACAGCAACCAGTGAGGCGACTGACTTAATCAGCGCAAAAACAGTAAATGCAAACGATGATTCATTTACACCTATGGCTCTCGCTGCCTAATAAGCACATTGAGTACAAAGAGTTGACCGCTCGGTAACAGAAAGGTCTGGGGTGGTGGTGCGAACCACCACCCTTTTCTTTCCACTGCAATAATGGAGACTCTAAACATGAATGCAGTAGATATACTACATAATGTTGAAAAATATTTTGATCGCAATCACAATTTGTTCTGTATGTGGGGTGGGCTCTTCTCCCTAATATTCTTCGGAATCTTTATCCCATACAGAATGTTGGCAATACAAGAAGCATCTCTAACTGCTCAGTTGTCAGCATATCAAATGCAAAACTCATATCTTGCCACACAAGTCAATGACATGTCTCAAGAAATGAAGTTCTTGCAACTCAGTTATGATGACAAGCAAAAGGTTATGCGCGAAGTTGATTGTCTTGCAAAGAACATCTACTTCGAAGCGCAGGGTGAACCACGTGCTGGCAAAATTGCTGTTGCTGAAGTGACGATGAATCGCGTCAAGAGCAATCAATTTCCTCGTTCTGTTTGCGGTGTCGTCTATCAAAAGACTAGAGGCACGTGCCAGTTCTCTTGGGTATGTCAAGACAAGAAAGTAATCCGCAATCGTTCGGCATGGAAAGAGTCCTTGCAAATTGCTGAGACTATATTGATTTTTGACAGACAGTACGGTATAATTGGATCTGCAAAATATTTTCACGCAGACTATGTTGATCCTGCTTGGGCTGAACGCAAACGTTTCATCAAGAAGATTGGTCAGCATATTTTTTATCATTGAGGTTCTATGAGAATCATTGAAGATGTTAAGTTGGACTATAAAGATGTCCTCATTATCCCGAAGCGTTCTAACCTTTCTTCAAGAAGCGAAGTAAATCTAGAAAGAACACTTACTTTTAGAAGTGGTAATAGTTGGAAAGGTGTTCCGATTATTGCTGCCAACATGGATGGTGTTGGCACTTTTGAAATGGATTTAGAGTTTGAAAAACATAATTGTATGGTTGCTGTGACTAAACATTATGGTGCACCTGAATTAATCAGTCACTTTGCGCGGAGATTAGACAGCACCATTTATTCTCTTGGTACTTCTGCAGAAGATTTAAAGAAATTCGATGAGGTATACAACGCAGTTGGAAATCGATACATGTATGTTTGTATCGACGTTGCGAATGGATATACGCAAGCCTTTGTAAACTACGTTCGTCATTTCCGCGATCGTTATCCTTATATTGTATTGATGGCTGGAAATGTTGTTACACCAGAGATGACTGAGGAATTAATTCTCGGCGGTGTTGACATCGTGAAAGTTGGTATTGGTCCTGGCTCTGTTTGTACTACACGCAAAAAGACAGGCGTCGGCTACCCGCAGTTGAGTGCAGTTATCGAGTGTGCTGATGCTGCTCATGGTCTGCAGGGTCATATTATAGCGGATGGAGGGTGTTCCGTTCCTGGAGACGTGGTGAAAGCATTTGCTGCGGGAGCCGATTTTGTGATGCTTGGTGGAATGCTGGCTGGTCACAAAGAAGGCGGAGCAAGTGCACTAGGCGGAAATAAATTCTACGGAATGAGTTCTGATACTGCAATGGATCTGCATAATGGTGGTGTTGCCAATTACAGAGCATCTGAGGGCAAGACTGTAGAGATTCCATATCGCGGTGAGGTAAAACGAACTATGCAAGATATTTTGGGTGGATTACGTTCGGCATGCACTTATGTGGGGGCAAGTGAATTGAAAGAGTTGAGTAAGCGCACAACGTTTGTTCGTGTGACTCAGCAGTTGAACAATTCCTTGAGCGAATATGAGATCTAATATGGCAAGCCGCGAAGAAAAAAATAACTTTTCTATGATGATCATGAATCTGGCGATTCAAGAAAAGATTGATCACATGGATGCAATTACTTCATACTGTGAACGAAATAATCTTGAGATTGAAGTTGCTGCAAGTTTGATCAACGACTCTTTGAAGAGTATCATTGAAGGTGAGGCAATGGAGTTGAGATTTTTGCCGCGAGGAAGTCGACTGCCTCTATGAATGGATACGATTTGTATTGCATCTATCAAGCCATCAAGTTGCACTTCACGTCAGAGAGTTATAACTTCTTTCAATACGATGGCAAAACTAGAGTATCAGTAGATGCATTTCAAAAACGTCGTGACAAGTTTCTATTCCACCGCCTTGCGCGCAAGTATCGCGACGATGAGATGGTTCCATTTCTGGTTGCTAATTTTGTACACAGTGACGATAATTGGACCAAGTCATTGCTTGAAGACCAGGCTGAAGAAACTTATCGGGATTGGAAACGAACCACGGATTCGATGACCAAAGTATATCTGGAAGATCTGCAAAAGATTTGCCCAGATCCAAAAGAGTTTAACAATTTATTTAAAGTTGAAGATGGGCAGTTTCCAAAACTGTTAGTGGCATTTCTCCAAAAAGATGTTACGATTGAGACTCTTGTAATTCTTAATAACATCTTCAACTTTATACAAATTTGGGACAAGAAGATTTCAGATGATATCATCTACCCCAAAGTGTCAAGAAAGGTGCGCAAGTATGGTGCTTTTCTTGCGGTGAACGTTGACAAGTATAAGCAACTGACAAAGGAAACTTTACTTGCTAACGAAAATGCTATATAATGATATGGTAATGAAGAAAGTGGACAAGTCGATATACATTAATACTACGCTATACGGAGAATACAAATGAGTCTATCAAATCTAAAGAACAAGAGTTCTTCTCTTGATAAGTTGAAGAAAGCAGTTGAGCAATCTTCTGCTGGCAACACTGGTGGCAAGAACGTTGATGATCGTTTTTGGCAACCCGAAGTTGACGCTGCTGGCAACGGATACGCAGTTATCCGCTTCCTCGATACGCCAGCCGTTGACGGTGAAGATGGTCTACCGTGGGTTCAAATCTGGTCGCACGGTTTCCAAGGTCCAGGTGGTTGGTACATTGAGAATTCTCTCACCACACTTGGTAAGACCGATCCTGTTTCTGAGTACAACACTGTTCTGTGGAACTCAGGTATCGAAGCAAACAAA